TAGATGAAGGCCACCAATGCGCGATTGCGCGACAAGCTATGGAATTAGCAATTGAAAAAGCCTGCCAAGAAAACAGTTCAGTATATGAAGATGTTTCAGAAGTAGCAGACGTTTGGACTTGGGAATAATAAATACATTATGAAGATAAAAAAAGAAAAATACATGAACACCGCATTGGTAATCCTACAAGGGTTACTGGCAAGCGGAAAATATAATGAAGTTGATTTTGAAAGAAAAAGCACAAGCTGGGAATACGATCCAGTATGTGATGCCCTTGGAATAACAGATCATTTTTTTATTTTTTCTGACTCCTGCCAAGTTGATGATGATTTTTTTGAAGTTAATGACCTCTAATGAACTGGACAACAAGTCAAATCGCAGCTAAAGGCTACCAACTCAACCAAGATGGATCATATTCCATAAAGCCAAAGCATTGGTCTGAACAAGAGAAGCAGAAGCTAATTCATTACTATCAAAACACTCCAGAAAATATATTTGATTTATCTATATTAGCTAAAGACATCGGAAGATCAATGGCTTCAATTCAATGCAAAGCCAACGAATTAAATGTAACATCGCCAAGAGGTGTTAGGCCAAGGTCAGACTCAGCCAAACAACACCAATCAAAAATTAGAATTGGAATATATTCAGATCACTTAAAACAAGCAAACGATCAAAGAATTGGCAAACCAAACAAAAATAGAGGTAAACAAATTTGGTCTGAAGAACAGAAAAAACAAATCTCCGAAAGATCAAAACAATTCATAAAAGAAAATGGTCATCCAAAAGGAATGCTTGGTAAAACTCATACGCAACAAGTAAAAGATAATTTATCCAAGTTGCAAAAAGGTAAAACAATTCCAATCGAGCAAATAGAAAGAACAATGAAAACTAAAGTTCAAAAATACGGAACGCTCGCACCAAACGTAAAACGAGGATCATGGAAAGCTCAGTGGGCTGAAATAGGTGGCAAGAAATTTTACGCTCGGTCATCATGGGAAATAACTCACGCAAATTGGCTTCAATCAATTAAAGAAAAACAAATAATAAAAGACTGGAATCACGAACCAAAGACATTCTGGTTTACAGGGATTAAACGAGGAGCAATGTCATATCTTCCTGACTTTGAATTAACTTTAATCAACAACACAATAGAATATCACGAAGTTAAAGGTTGGATGGACTCAAGAAGCAAAACTAAAATCAAACGATTCAGAAAACAATATCCTCAGTTTCAATTGAGAGTATTCGGTAAATCAAATGATCCACTTATTCAATTTAAGATACCGCAATCATACTTGATAACGGATTACAACCAGCTTCAACAAACAACAGACAATCAATAACTGCGGAGCTAATTTTAAGCTGATAATTTTAAACTCGTCAAGACATTTTTGACAATTATTTTAGCACGCATTACAAGTAAGCTATGAATGAAGAAGTTACAAAAGAGAAGAAAAAGCAAGGAAGACCATCTGCTTTTACGCAAGAAATAGCTGACGAAATATGTGAACGTCTTGCACATGGCGAAACACTAAGGAAAATGGTGCTGGATGAGCATATGCCAGCGTCTTGTATGATCTACAGATGGCTTGATAATAACGAAAGTTTCAGAGAGCAATACGCACAGGCGCGAGTTCGCCAAGCGGACTACTACGCCGAGATGATCATTGACGAATCTTTTGGCGCACATGACGCAAGCATTGGCCGATTACGCATGGATGCTCTCAAGTGGGCATCGTCTAAAATCGCTCCCAAGAAGTATGGCGACAAGATCGAGCTTGAAAGCAACAACAACCAAAACCTGACGCTATCGTTCAATGTTCCTAACCGCAACGAGCGTGAAGTTATCGAACTGGAGAACGCTGAGACACTTACGCTTGAACAGGGCGAGAAGTAGTCAATTATCTACTACACAGATTATATGAAGTTATCAAATCAAAACGAAATGGAACTGCTTGCAGAAAAACAATATACAATGGAAATCGAGGATGAGATTCATAGCCTCCATTCCGTCATAAAGTCACTTCGTCGCAATGCCGCCGAGGATAATGCCTACATCCTGTCTCTTGAGGAGGCGATTGATGATGCCAAGGCTTGTTTCCATGCAGGAGAATCAACATCAGATATGTATAACGCATTAACACGCACAGAGATCAAAACTAAATAACATGAGATTTCACATATTAGGACTTCCGCACACAGTTACAAGCAAAGAGTTTAATGCCTGCGCCTATACGCAGAAGGTAGTTAAGTTCGGGAAAATGATGACAGATCGAGGTCATGAGGTCATACACTACGGACACGAAGACTCTGACTTGATATGCACTGAACACGTTAGCGTATTGACAAACGACGACTTTGCCAAGAGCTATGGAAGTCATGACTGGCGCAAGACGTTCTTTAAATTTGATACCAACGACCATGCCTACCAGACGTTCTTCGCCAATGCCATCCGTGAGGTTGGCAAGCGCAAGCGAAAGCATGACTTCATCCTGCCGTTTTGGGGTTCTGGCGTGCGTCCAGTAGTAGATGCGCATCCAGACCTCATAGCCGTTGAGCCGGGGATTGGCTACGCAGGAGGTCACTGGTGCAGGTTCAAGGTGTTTGAATCATATGCCATTTACCATGCCTATTATGGACTATCTGCCGTGGGATCGTGCAAGCAGGACTGGTATGATGTCGTGATACCCAATTATTTCGATGCCGACGATTTCGACTTCGTGAGCGACAAGAAGGATTACCTTCTCTACCTCGGCAGGGTCTACAGCGGCAAGGGTGTTGATGTAGCTATACAGGCAACTGAGCGTGCAGGAGTCAAGCTGGTGATAGCAGGTCAAAAAGAGGAAGGTTACAAGCTGCCAGATCATGTGGAGTATGTAGGCTACGCAGACGTAGCAACGCGCAAGAAGCTCATGGCAGGCGCAAGGGCATCGTTCCTTCCATCGATGTATGTCGAACCATTCGGAGGCGTGCAGATCGAGAACCTGCTATCAGGAACACCTACCATAACCACCGATTGGGGTAGCTTCGCGGAGAATAACCTGCACGGCATTACAGGCTATCGATGCCGCACTATGGGTGACTTCGTGGATGCTATCAAAAGCATTGATTGCATCAATCCGTATGACTGCCGCAAGTTCGGTGAAAACTTTACGCTTGATAGGGTTGCGCCAATGTATGAGAAGTATTTCGAGGATGTCCTTGATGTCTACACTGGCGAAGGATGGTATGCAAGAGGCAATGGAATTGACGCACTGACAAGGTTTTATCCAAGCATTATATGAGTGACACGCCAGAGACGGATGCGTTTTCTGTAAAATTCAAATCGGTTTGCGGATCAAAAGCATGGGTTCCTACCGATATTTGCCGCCGCTTTGAGCGTGAGCGAAACAAGGTTCTTATAGATCGTGCAAATGGTGAGATTGCAACCATGACAATTAACCACTATGAGCGCATTCTTAATGAGCGAGACGAGGCGCAGAATATGGTAGAAAAACTTACTGAACAAGGATTGAGGTTGATGGATGATAACAGGATGTTGAAGCGTGAAATCAAGAAGTTGAAAAAGAAACATGAGTGACTACACATTTGAATCGCAATACTGGGGCGATTGCTGCAATACCTTTGACGAAGACCAGAAGCATTACGTTTACGCTCGCTACATGGGATTGAAGCAGGTTGGCTACTCATTTGATGTTGGAGGCGCAAGGGTCATTGACATTGGTGGTGGGCCTACATCGATGCTGCTCAAGACGATTAACCTTGCTGCGCGTTCACTGGTTGTTGACCCGTTGCTGTATCCAATGTGGACGTATGACAGGTATTCCGCGAAGGGGATTGATTCGTTGGTGGTGCGTGGTGAGGACATCTTTAATGAAGGATTTGACGAGTGCTGGATTTACAACTGCCTCCAGCATACGGACGATCCAGAGCGCATCATCAAGAACGCGCTGAACGCAGCTAAAACACTTCGCATCTTTGAATGGGTTGATGTGCCTCCGCATGATGGTCATCCAATTGAGTTGACAAAGCAGAAGCTGGACGCATGGATTGGCAATGAGGGGAAGACGATTCACCTTGCGGAGTCAGGATGTTTTGGTAAAGCATATTTCAGCACATACACAAAATGAGTAATACAACACCATACCAGCAGTTCGTAAATTCAATCGTCAAGCCGGGGGATGAGATCGTCAGGCAGTTGACACCGCAACAAGCGCATTTGTTGCACATGGCAGTAGGAGTATCAGGAGAGGCGGGTGAGTTGCTTGATGCCGTCAAGAAGCATTGCGTCTACCAGAAGCAGATTGATATTGACAACATCAAGGAAGAGGCAGGAGACATCCTGTTTTATTTGACTGGCCTGTTGAACGAGCTTGATATGTCGCTTGAAGATTGCATTATCGCCAATAGGGAGAAGTTAAGCAAACGCTACGCGAGCGGCAGCTACAGCAACGAGCAGGCGATTTCAAGGGCAGACAAGGCTGAAGAAGTCAAGCAAGAAAAAACTATTCCGTTCATTGAGGATGATTTTGATGACGTGAAGATCGAGCAAGTCTGCAAACTTGATGATGAAACCTGCGAGTCCTGCCAATAATTATGGAATCAATATTCATGGTTGGAGATAGTGTTTCCAAGGTTGGTGGCGACTATCGATTTGACGGAGTTGTTCGTTCTGTATTCACGAAGTTGAGCGGAGTAATTCGACTTGTTGTGGAGGATGACAGGGGAATTCTTCATATCTACTCAGAAAAAAATTTGAAGAAATCAGAGCAATGAATAACTGGGATGAATACGCACTTGGTATCGCTGAGGTGGTAGCGAAGAAAAGCAAAGACCCGTGGAGGCAGGTTGGTGCAGTTCTGTTGCGGCATGACAACACGATTGCGGCTTGTGGCTACAATGGATTCCCAGCGCACATGGTGGAGGACTGGAGTGATCGTGAGCGCAGGAGGAAGTATGTTGTCCATGCGGAGCAGAACGCATTGCGTCATGTCAAGCCAAATGAGTGTCGGTTGATTGCGTCTACTACGCTGCCGTGCAATAATTGTTTAAAATCTCTTGCTTCGTATGGCATCAGGCGTATCGTCTACAGAGAAACCTATCCAACGGATGAATCGACAATTCTTCTCGCGGCAGATTTCGGAATAGAACTAATAAATATATGAATACATACAAAATCACATATAGCTCGCCAAAGAACATATTCAGTGGCGAGTTGTTTACCAAGGCGAAGTCAAGTCCAGATGCCATGTCAACATTTTTTGGATGGTTGCAAGAGCAATCGGTCTGGACGCATTTGTGGAGCATCCAGATCAACATTGAGCAAGTTGAGAATGGAGCATGGATATGAGTGACACATTAGAGACTAAAGTGCAGGAAATGACAATTGAAATAATCAAAGGTGGAGACACCCCCGTAACGCAGTTTTTTTCATCCCCTTACAGCACGCCAGAAACGGATGCGGTTACAAATAGACTATTTTGCAATGTTTCTGCTGACTTTGCTCGCAAACTAAAATACGAGCGCGACGAGGCGCGAAATAAATACGACAACCTTGCAACAGAGCATATGCTTGTGGTTAATAAATTGTGCAAAGAGCGTGACGATGCGCGTGATGCGTTAAGCAGAATTGATGAAATATTTTGTGATGGGGAAGATACACACGATGACTGGATGAAAATGGGAAGCATTGCCAAAGACTACTTTAAAGGATTAGAATGAGAGTAGATTACGACAAAGACCAGTTAGCCTACGCATTGGCGAATGCTTTGAAGGCAGGAATTGATGCACGGGCAGAGATTCAAAGGTTGCGTTTCGACGTTCAACGCGATGCCGAACACCATGACCGCATGATTGGTGAACTTGAAAAAGTTTACACAGAGCGTGACGATGCGATAAAAAAAGTCAAAGAATTAATTTATATTGCAGATCGTGCTATCGCCTTGGCTGACATAGATTTTGAAAACGATAAATTTGGAGTTGTGTCTGAACTGCGAAGTGATTTGGAGAAAATAAAAAATCAAAATGACTAAACAACAATTATGGGCTAAATATGTTGAGAGGAATCCGTCATTTGATGGATTGGGAACAATAACAATGTCTGCAAGAGGTTTGCGTAAAATGTTTAACCAAACTTGGGATGTTGCGTTTGAGTCTGGATTTAATCAAGAGTTTGAAGATGATGATGAGGAATATGATTATCCAGAACCAATTAAACATAATGTAGATGCAATAAACATTTTCGATACGATCTTCGGAAAACGATGAATTCACTTGAACAATATATTGAATATGAAAAACTTGATCCAGTAAAGGCGATGAACGCATTGCAGGATCATGGAATAATCAGCGACAATTGCATTGATCCAAAAGATGTAATTGACGCTGGAGTGGCAATAACTTGGTTGGATCAGAACTTTTTTAAACTATGAGCGGAGGACATTTCGATTACGTGCAATATAAATTGGAGGATGTTGCAGAAGAAATTCAAAGGATAGTTGATAACAACACTTCTCAGGAGGTTGATGAATGGGGTCAACTGATTGGAAGAAATTATAGCGATGAGACAATTTATGAGTTGCTGATTGGCGTTACGTTTATTCTTGCTGCCGCTACG